GGCCGGGGGGTCAGTTGGTTTTATTTTATCGATCTTTGTTTTGTGTATGGACACAAGGGAGAGGGCTGTCTATATTGGTTTCACAAGAACGGGGGCAACGGATGCACCCCAGGAGACAGAAACAATGAGCAAGCGAACGATCACCACCGCAGAGGCCCGAGCACTCCAGATCATCTTCCGAGCCGAGGAGCGCAAGGCCATTGCCGCTCTGGTCGGCAACTGCGATCTTCTGTTCGCGATGGAGGACCTCGCCGCCTCCGGGATCCTCGCCAAGGGGAGGGAGCCCCACAATGGTTCGACGTCTGTGGTCTTCCGCCCTGGCGATGGTTTCTGGTCTGACGAGATCTTCTTGGCCGCCGCCGGCCTGACCTAGCCCCCACACCCTCCCCCCGCGCCGAGGCCCTCCGGGGCTTTTCGTCGTTCTGGGTTTTATTTTGTCAATCTTTGTTTTGTGTATGGACACACACAGGGGGACTGTCTATATTGGTTTCAGAAACGGGGGCAACGGATGCACCCCAGGAGTCGAGACCATGAACAACGCAAACACAAAGACAGATTGCCCCAAGTGCTCCGGGACCGGACACATTCGCGCATTTTCCCACATCGACAACGGGAACTGCTTTGCTTGTAGCGGCTCCGGAGTCGCGAGTGTTTGCGCCTCTTCTGCAGCCGGGGGG